TGGCGACCGAAGGCATGCGGTCCATCTTCCGCTGGAGCTTCGCCAGCCCGAGAATGCGGGTTGCCGACACCATCAGGCGGGCGCGCCGCGCTCGACCACGAGGTACACCCACAGGCGATCGGTTTCGGTATCGGCTTCCCTGATCGAATAGACGACGCCGGTTGGAACGCCCCTCATCCGCCAGTCCTGCCGTATTGAGCGGGTCTGCGAACAGGAGCGGACACGCACCTTGAGAACCCCACGGCCCTCCAGCCGCGAGGCCATGACCGCCTCGCTGCCGCCAGCGTAGACGTACGCCGCGCGCCGCGTGAACTGCTCCTGCCACGCGCCGCGCTCGTTGCCGGCGCCGTCATCAACAACCGCGCGGACGTCGAACGCGACGCAATGACGGAGATCACCCGCGCCCGCCATCGTCGCTCTCGCTGGTTGCGCGCGCAGGCTTGTCCAGCCGTAGGGCCTTTCCGGCCTTGACCGCCTTGTCGGCGCAGTCCTGCTTGACGGTCAGTTCCATGCCCTTCTTGTAGGCGATGGTGGAATTGGCCGTCGGCTTGTAGTCATAGGCTTCGGTGAAGCGCACGCGCGCCATGGCTCGGCTCCTATCGATAGACACGGAAGGGCTGAAGAAGGGCGTCAACGGCGAACGGCATTTCGCTCGTGATCGTGCCGGTGATGACGTTCTCGCGGGTGTTGTACCACTGCGCCACCAGCATCATGATCGCGACCTTGATCGGGGCTGGAACGTCTGTGATCCAGTTCCCTTCGTCGTCGGGCTCTCTCTTGCAATAGCCTGCCCAGTATCGGATGCGCAGGTCGCCGGGCCTGCCACGGACGCGCGGCACACCTTCGGACCATGGCAAAGGCGGGAAATCCCATTCATGCGTCGCGCCGTCGGGATCGACGTAGGTGACGCTCTCAATTTCAATCATCGGGCGCACGAGATCGAAGTCATCGCACGGCCAGTCTGCCAGCTGCAGCTCGAGCAGATGCACGCCGATCGCACGGCGAAGCCACATGGCGGCCCAATCGGTCGCCGCCGCCGTCAGCCCCTCGACATAGGCCTGGTCCTCGGCCGGCACGTCGGCAAGATGCTTCGCCACCTCAGCGAAGGTGACGACAGGCTCCGGAGGGGTAATGACGACGACGGTCATAGCGCTCAGTCCACCAGGATCAGGAACTGGCCCTTCTTGGTGTTTCCACCCGAAGCGACCACGATCTTGATGCGGTCGTTGGCGACCGCGATCTTGTCCGCGACGGCCGTTCCGGCGGCGGCATAGAGAAGGGCAGCGCCCGCCTGCGAATGAGTCGGCGCGCGCGGATAGCGAACGGCAGCGGCGTTCACCGCGGCCTCGGTCCAGATGCTTTCACCCGTCGCTTCGGCCGTGACGGTGAAACCGACGCCGTTCGAGAAGGCATCCGCGCCGTCCTTCAGGTAGTGAATGCTGTGGATGGTTCCACTGACCTTCGGCGAAAACGCGGTCGCACCGCCACCGCTGGCCGTCGTCACATCAACCTTGATGCGTCTCATGATATGTTCTCCTTGCGCATCAGCGCTCTATGATCGGGGAAGGACGGCGGCGAGAATGAACCCGCCGCCGATGCGCCTCATCAGCCGGTAAACTCACCGGCGACCAGCGCGGCCGGACGCTTCACGGCAAGAGCAAGACGCTCCTCGGCGCGCACCGTCAGCATGTTCTTGATGAAGTTGTCCCGGTCCTCCGAGGAGATAAGGACTTCCACATCCATGCGATCGTAGATCTTCGCTGCCATGCGGAACGCGCCGGCAAGGAACTCGTCCTCGTCCATCGCCTGGGTGGAGATGATGGGACGGCCCCAGAGCTGCGGCCCTGCCATCTGAATGACGTTGGCGAAGATGTATCGCTGCTCGCCATCCTTGGTCAGCTCGATCTTCGCCCAGCGGGTGGGGTGGAGGACCAGGCCGTCGGCCGGATACTCGGCAAGCGAAGCCTGCAACAGCGCCAGGCGCAGCGTGTCGATATCCGTCTCGTCGGCGGGGGCGAATGCCGGGCTGAACGCGGTAGCCTGAGGCACCAGGCCATGAAGGTTCTGGCCGGTGCCGTCACCCTTGAGTATCTGGGTTTCTTCGACGAACTCCAGCCCATAGCGCAGCTCGCCGTCGATCTCCGACTGAAGCTGCGGGATGTCGTCCAAGGCCTGGCGAGAGACGTGTACCCAATGCGCGATGGTTCGCACGGGAGCATCGGCCGGCTCCCACACGTAGTCGGATTCCGGCTTCGCCGCACCTTCCGCGACAGGTGCGGCCGCGTTCGTGCGGGTCGTCATCCGTGCATATTCGATTGAGTTCGACGTGGTGCGACCGACCTGAAGCAGCTGGCGGATGGTCATCTGCCTCTTGGGAATGCCGACGATCTCGGCATCCCGCTGCGGCACGATCAGCGCGCCACCCGAGCCGCCCGCCGAGGTGATCGCGTTCTGCACGGTAATCGACAGCGAGCCTTTGGCGCCGTTGGCGACGAATGCCTTCAGCTTCTCATGCTCTCCGACCTGCTGGCCCAGCGACTTGACGATGTCGCCACCGCCGCCGCGCCGGTTGGCGAGCTTCTGCTCGATATCGGTATTGCGGGTTTCGAGCTGCTCGATCTTGCCTTCCAGCTTCTGCTGGGCATCGTTCAACTTCGCCTGCGCGGTGAGCAGTTCGTCGGCCTTGGCCTTCACCTCGTCGGACGTCTTGCCGGCGTCCTTCGACTGCTGGAGCGCCTGCTCGGCAGTCTTCTTCACGTCGTCGCCGACGCGCTTCAGTTCCGACTTGACGTCGGTGAGAAGGCTTTCGAGCTTGGCCGGATCGAAGTTGGTTTCGTTGCGAACCGAGCCGATGAGGCCAGCCGGGCGCGCAGCCATCAGGGCCGCAAGCGAAGCCTGCGGCATGAAGTGCTTGGTCATTGTCATGTTCCTAAGAGATTGAGCGAATGGAGGAGAGGAGGCTTTCAACCTCGTTGATGACGGCAGCGCCTGGCATGCCGGCTGGGGCAGCGCTGGGCATGCCCCCTTTCATCGCGGCGAGAAGTTCGCGCCGTTCCGATCTCGCGACACCAGCCCTTGCAAGCAGGGTATCGATCTTGTGCGCAGCGACGACGGGTTTGCCGTCGCTCGAATTCTTGACCTCCGCCGCGACTTCGTCAGCGGAAAGGAAGTCGTCGGCAAAGCCTTGGTCGACCGCGTCCCGTCCGCCGATCCACGTTTCGCGATCCAGCATCTTTCCGAGCGCCTGTGCGTCCATCCCGGTGCGAGCCGAATAGATGTCGGCCGCCGTGCTGTCGAACGGCTCAAGCCAGTCCGCCACGGCGCGCAGGGAGTGGCGATCGCCGGCCGCCAGCACCCATGTATTGTGGATCATCAGGAAGCCGGCACGGGCGATCAGCACCTCGTCGCCAGCCATCGCGATCACCGACGCAGCTGATGCGGCGATCCCAAGCACCTTGACCGTCACCTTGGCAGGGTGCTCGCGCAGCAGGTTGTAGATCGCGAGCCCTTCGAAATAGTCGCCGCCAGGGGAATTGATCGACACGACGACATCCTTCTTGCCGATCTGGCGCAGCGCCGCAGCGACGCGCTTGGCAGTCACACCGCCACCCGTCCACCAGTCCTCGCCGATCTGCTCAAGGATCGAGATGGTGTTGTCGTCCTTGTCTTCTTCGACCGCCGATCTAACGTCAGGGTTCCACCGTGCGAGGGCGGTGACCGAGATTTCCGATCGAAGGCCGGGACGCGTGGTTGCGGCAGCGGCAGGCAGATCACGAACGGTCATGCTGCATCCTTCTCGTTCTGGTCGATGAGCCACGCGCGCATGGCGGCGCGAGCCTGCTTGCCGGCGTCTCCTTCGCCGCCGAGCTTGTTCAGCGGAGCAAGGTTCGTCTGTGCCGTGAGTTCGTCGCCGCCATCCTTACGAGGCAGATTGAGTTTCCCGCGACCCTCGTTGCGGGTCATCAGGCCATTCTGAGTCATGGTCGACAGGAACGCGGCCTTCGCCGTCGAATCCATCTGAAGCAGGGCTTCACGGTTGAACTCGAAATAGCGGCGGCGATTGCCGGTCGGACGGATCAGTTGCTTCTTCACCCGCGCCTCGATCCTGTCACAGATCGGATCGATGCCGAGGGTCAGCCACGCCAGCAGTATCTGCTCGACGCCGCTGCCCCACATCGTCTGCCCCTCGGCCGCATGGCCGATGATGATCGGCGGCATGCCGAACCAGCGGCACAGGGTCTCTACGCTGAAGCGCTGGTTCTGCAGCATCTGCGCATCGATCGGAGACAGGGCCAGGCGCTCGAACTTGAGGCCAGCCTCCAGGATCATCAGCTTGCCGGCGTTGGACGATCCGACGAACTTCTCCATGATCTTCTGGAGCCCTTCGCGCTGCGGTTCGTCCAACGTGTGCTCAGACGAGAGAACGCCGCTTGACTGAAGCCCGGAACCGTAAAGCTTGCCCGTCGCTTCCTCGATCGCGATGGCCGAACCGAAAGTCTGTGTACCGAAGCGCAGCGGGGACAATCCCAGATCCCCGCCGAATCCAAATCCCTTGAGGTGGAACACCTTGTCGCGCGGCAGTTCTTCGACCTTGCCCCGATCATGGACACGATAGATCAGCTCGCCGTCATCGCGACGGAACGGATGGCAATGACTGCTGGCGATAGGCTGGAGCGACACGAGTCGGCGGCCGGCTTCCTCCCGATACGAATAGGCATTTCCCTGCGCCATCAGCCACGCGACGTTTCCTTCCCAAAACTCGAGCGGCGTCTGATCTTCGTTCGGGCTCTCACACAGGATGTCCGACAGATCGTCGTCGACACGCTTTCGGTCGTCACTGTCGACGCGCTCATACATGGCGCCCGGCAGACAGGAGACGGCCTGAGCCGTGAGACGGATGCAGGCCCACACCGTTGAGAGTTGCAGCGCCGTTTCCATAGTGACGGTCTTGCCGGCATGATTTCCATGACCGAACGCTGCGGCCCACGCCTTGCCTTCCTGAAGCGTCAGACGGCGTTCCTTCTGAACTGCGTCGGCTAGGGTCATGTTCGCCGGGGCGGTCACCTGCCGCGACTTGTTGTGCCGGCGCGACATCAGACGCCGACCATTACGGGATTGCGGAGGAAGTTGTTCAAGTTCGTACCTTCCTCAAATTCTGCATTTGCCGAGCCAACGGCTTCAGCGATCGAAATCATGCCGTCGATCCGGCCGCGTGATCGCTTCTTGTCGAAAGCCCGATTGCCGGCCCACTCATCAGGGATGACCGCATTCGCGGCGCACATCGTCGTTACCGGGTTTCGGTCGATGACGATGTCGCCGTTCAGGAGCGCGTCTTCCAGCTTCTCGATCGACCGGGGCATCGACAGCGCTTCCTTCTGGAAGATCACCCGAGGGCCTTGACTGTGGCGGACCAGCATGAGGCCCTTGCCGCGCGGCTTGTCCGGCCCTTCGTACTTCCAGACGGCGAAATCGATCCGTTCGCACGCGTCGATGAAGTCGTCGATCTT